AACTTTTTAACGCCCGCCGCGCCCGCCTTGTATAACGTGGTCGCCGCTTTTACCCCGTCTGTGCCGAACATGTCGAGAAACGTAGCCGTACGCTCCTGATCCGTCATATCCTTCGTTACGTCCCGAAGCAATTGCGCAATGTCGGCGAGTCCCTTGATTTTTCCGTTCTCGAAGAACTTGTTGGCTTTTCCTACGCCAATCCCGAGTTCTTCGAATAAGTTTATAGCCTTCTTGGTCTGCGGCTGCAAGTACATGAGCATGGACTTAAAGCTCGTGCCCGCATCCGACCCGCTTTTTAGTCCGTCATTGGACATCAGGCCGATTGCAGCGTTAAGGTCTCGGAAAGATACTCCGGCCATGTCCGCGACGCCGCCCGCAGACGCAATCGCGTAACCGATACTACGGATGTCCGTAGCGGCTGCATTTGCGGTACCTGCGAGAATATCCGAGGTCTCAGCGGCGGACAGTCCGTCCTTCTTAAACGCGTTCATCGACGTTGCCATTGTTTCCGCAGCTTCCGCAAGCTCCAAGCCGCCAGCCGTCGCGAGGTTGAGCGCTGCGTTAAGGCCGCCACCTTGTACGTTTTCAAGAGACATACCCGCCTTGAGCAACTCTTCAATTGCTTGCGCGGCCTCCATCGCAGAATACTTCGTGGTAGCGCCTTGTTCGAGGGCAAGCGCCTGTATCGACTTCATTTGCGCGTCGGTCGAGTTCGTCAACGCTTTGATTGACGATAGTTGCGCCTCGAAGTTCATCGCCTTTTTAACGGAATCTGTGACAATAGCGATGCCACCGACCGCAGTCCCGATTCCGGCCACAGCCGTTCCGAATTTAGTGAGCGATCCCATGGCCTGGCGAAGCGGGGCGGACATCTCGTTAACTAATCGCAACTTTCCAACGATATCGAATGCTATAACCGTTACCTCCCTTCCATATTGATTCCGCTAATTGCCGCGTTTTGTCTTCGCCGTTCCTGCTGCGCCTTTTTAGCCGCTTCAATCTCGGGCTCTAGCGCAAGTTGCATGGAGGCGTACATAAAGACGCGGTGGCGCCACTCCTTTTGGTAAACTTCGTCGGGTGGGATGTGGTGACGCTGGAAAATCTCATGCAGCAAGTACGCCTCCCCACCCGACTTGATTAGTTTTTTGCTTCTTCGAGAGCCTCGTCCTCGTCCCCGAATCCGGACGCAGACATAATCGCCTGCATTACGCGAGTAAGCTCACCGGGCAGCAGCGCTTTATCCACGCAATCGGCCGCGTCTTCGGCTCCGTAATGATCGCGCAACGCTTTATCGTTAAAATCCGGGTCGACGCAGCCCCTTACGACGACAGCGCGATTTGCGAGCGCTTCGTCCACCGATTTATCTCGTCCAACTGTCGCTTGCTGTCGTGCGCTCTTAAAATCCGCGCTCGTGAGCGCTCGGACCGTAAAATGCGTTTTCAGGCGCGGAATATAAACCGTATCTTCAATCGCCAGCGACGCGCCAAGCAGCGCCTCAAGCCCCGTTGTAACTTTGCTCATCTATGTCAACCTCCGTTATTTTCGAAATTAAAAAGGAGCCCCGCGAAGGGACTCCGTTGTTGCATTCGTTAAGCTGTCGCGTTTTAGGCTGTCGCACGCAACGGCTCGATAACTTCGAATCCCGCGAATAGGAACGTAAGCTCCTGCTCGACGACCGTGCCAACCTCGTAATTGATGACCGGAATGTTATCGAACGTGACGTTTTTCAGGCGCACGCGATACGCACCGAACGCTTCCGGATCGTCAATGCTTACGACAAGTTCCGTCGTAAATGCCGGACTCTTATCGTCAGTGACTTGCGCCATTTTTTCGATCCACTCGGACGTGACCATGTAGCTGCCGATCGTGCCCGAGCCTTTGAGTGAAATTACCTTGTTACCGGTCCAGCGCGTGCCGGCCCGTTTGATGTCTTCGAAGCTAATTTCGATGCTGGCTTCGCACGAGTAAACGTTTGATAGCCAGTTACCGTCCGCGTCGACGACTTTACCGTACGCGCCACTCAGTACGCGTGTTGCGTCCAATACTCCCACCGTTATTCACCCCCTTATACATTGATTGTGAGGAAGATACGCTCGATAGAATCAACGTGGTTGAATCCGATCAAAAGGAACACTTTGTCACCGGTTGATTCGTAATTCGGGTCAAGCCCCACGCTCGGCGCAGTCAGTACGTTGTTCACTTCGAGGTTTTCGAGGTACGCCTTAATTGCGACCATGAGCGTTGTCTGACCGTCTACGTTGTTATCAAGTTTGCCGATATATGAGTCCACGGCTGTCGTCGTAATGTCCGTTGCAATCGACTGTTGCGCACGCATTGCCCGGATTTTCTCACCGCTTGTTACGAGCCCAGACTTGACGCGGACGTCTCCGTTGCCGAACACGAACAACACGAGGGAACCGGCCTTTATTGCCTCGTCAAATTGCGGATTAGTCAACCGCTTCGTAACGTCGACTATGTTGTCAACCTGGGCGTTTGTGATTCCGTCGTTAATCGCTGTACCTGCAATCAGGCCTGCGATATAAGGCGCAAACTCGGACGAGGTATACGTATTGCCGGAGGCGTCGACTGCGCCACTAATCAGGTTCGCAATATAGTCATCGCTATTTAGCGTTGACCGTGCGTTACCCTGCGTTGGGTCAGCGTCAGTAGTCGCGTCACCGCCAATTACGGCCAGGAAGTGCTTGCCCTCGTCGCGATTTCGCTTAACCCACGTCTTGGTCTTCGCCTGTTCGTCAACGTTGTACTCGCCGTCAAAAGCGAACACGTTAAAGTCGCGGGCATCGAAAGCGTCCCGCATGTCGACGTAATCGTCAGCGGTAGGCGTTGCGGGCATCGTATAAACGAGTACTTCCTTCGCGCCGCCCTGCAACGCAAAAAGGATCGAACGAATATTCGCGGACCCGAACAGGTCTTGAGCGTCCTTTTCCGTTTCGACCGTGTAGAACGTCTTGGCCTTTGCGTTAGCCCCGTAAGTCAACAGCGGTACGGCGACGATGCCTCGCGCGCCCCCAGTAATTGCGGCTATCGCTGCTTTCTGAAAATTAATATAAAGGCCAGGCTGTATCGGCAGGGACGTAGGGTCCCATTTTCCACCGGACATAAAGCCACCTCTTTCCGTGAAATAAAAAAGAGCGCCCCGGTTAAGGACGCCCTTCTGCGTTGATATTGAATCGTTGATATACGTGATTGATCTTGTCGTACTTAGGCTGCGGTCTCGCCTGCCGTGTTGATGTGCGCAATATCCCGATCGTCACGTACTTGTCGTTATCGGTCAGCGCAGGTTGCGAATAGCCGAACGCATCGAGTCGCGTCCGTGTTTCCGCAATGTACCGCACGTTTTCAATCGCACTAGTTAACGCGCCCATAATCGGGAGCGCCTGCTCCGGCCTATCGCTGAAATACACGATTTGATACTCGCGGTTCAGCCGGAAAGAATACAGCGTTTCGTCCGTCGGTGTCTCGGATAGGAAGCGGATAACGAACGTATCATGCGCAGGCTGCTCCGGCACCGTTTGCTTTTCGATCGTTGACGCAGGGAAGGCCGCACGAACAAACGTCTCAAGCGCGAGTATCTCGTCAATTACGTCTGCCACGTTACAGCCCCCTTCGCCTGATTTCCGCTTTAATTTCGCGCTCTATCTGCTGCGCCCATTCGCGTTCATTCTCTTCGGCCGGCTTATCGATAAAACGCGGAATCGTACCAGGCGTCGTCGGGTTCTTGAACCGTTCGCCGTTCTTGCGCGGATAAACGTCGTTAAAGTACGCACCGTAGTTAAACCCGTCCTTAACGGCCGTTACTGTCACTTCCCCGACGTATTTATCGCCGTCCTTCTTGACTTCGCCCGATATGCCGCGCCGCAAGTCGCCTGTTTTCAGCGGAGCCAAGTCGGTAGCTTCGCGCCGCCATTCGTCGACAGCATCGTGTACGCCACGTTTCGACCCTTCGTCAACGGCGTCGTCCAGGCGTGCCCGGTAACGTGAAAAGAACCGTCCGAGAACCCGGCGAATGAACGGCGCGCCCCTACTCGTGTCAAACTCAACGCGATTAAACGGCATTACACGTTCACCTCCGTTATCACGGCTCGGCCGCTGAGCATCCGTTTCGGTTGAATCGCTATCGGCTTTCGTTTGATTTCGACACCCAATTCGTTCGTGTACGTTATTGTGTCGTCGTACGAAATGTCCGGCAGCTTATCGATCAGAATCGTCATGCTGGAAACGGCCTCTTTACCGAGATTGTTCTTAACGACTTTCACTTCGTCGGTCACACGCGCTTTATACTCGACCGTTTCGCCGGGCATTGGCTGACCCCATCCGTCAGATACGCCCGCCTTCGTGACATGAACCGTCTGCCTCATCGCTACTAACGGCACGTTACATCACCGTCCATTTCGCGGACCGCTTCGATATGGTTACGCCGTTTTCCGCGCCGATTAAGCCGAGCGCAGTTTGCGGGATGTACTTGCGCAGGTCATCGTAAGGCATGCCGGTCGTTCCGTCCTTAAACGTTACGTTAAATACGCCGGTCAGCCCGAACGAGGCCTCACCGCGCCTTTGCAGAACGCCCGTATCATTGAACATGACGGAAAGAACGTTCGAAAACTCGTAAACTGCCGCGTCCGGTATCGTATACTTCGGATAAGCAAGCGTGAGCGTTCGTCCAGCGACGTTTAACATCCGTTGTTTTCTCGCGTCGTCGCTCGCTTGCCAATCCTCCACATCGAGACAGTTCGCGTTAATGTACAAGTCCGCATCATTTATCGTTATAGACACGCAAACACCTCCGTTTTTATTTCGCGGAGGTATTCGCTGCCTTTCTCGGCGCTTTTGGCGCGGGCTTTTGCGGTTCCTCCGTTTCTTCGACCGGTTCATCGACGCGCTTAATCCACGTTGGGACCAATGCGTCCAATTGCGCTATCTCTTCCGCTTTATCTGTCGCGTAATTACCGTTCATGTCAAACGTGACACTGCCGACCTGGTAGTATGGAGATGCGTGATATTTCGCCATATAAACACCCCCATTACGCCATAATGCCGGCGGCCTTAAGCTTCGCTATCAGCGCATTCAGGTCCGCTACTACGCCGGCCACATCCGTCGCGGTGCTATTCGCCTGAGTAGCGGCCTGTTTAACGACACCTGCCACTGACGCTGTAGCTGCCGCCGCTGTTGCCGTAATGGACACGTTGGCCGATCCGTCAAAACTAGCGGACCCAGTTACGCCGCCCGTCAGCGAGATTGTACGCGCCGTCGCCAATTTCGTAGCAGCGGCTGCCGTTCCGTTGCCGGCCAGCGCAGTTGTTCCCGAAGTACCGAGCGTTGGCGGGAACGTCGATGGCTTGCCAGTTATGTTCGCCCAGCTAACCGAAGTCGTACCGCCGCTCGACGCCTGCAAATCCTGGATGATATCGCCGAGACCGATGTCGTTTGCGGCCGGGCTCGTTAGGTTCAAACGTTCTGCATCGCGATCTGTAATCGCCATTTATGCGTCACCTCCGTAAAAATTAAAGGGCGACCAAAGCCGCCCCGTTACTATTCCGATTAGGATACCGCCGTGCTGATGTTCTCCAGGATCGCGATTTTCTCGCCGGCATTTTTAACAGTAACGCCGTACTCACCGCGAATCTGACGAGCAACGAAGTCAGCGCCAGGTACGGAAGCATCAACGTCATGCAGCGCGCGGCCATTCAATGCGTTGATTTTCAAGATGTCGCGGTCAAACAGCGCGATCTTGTTTTTCGGGAAGTTTGGATCGACTACGACTGTTGCGACAGAACCGCCGACGATATCGGACACGAACGTCTGGATTTTGTGACCGGTCACTTCGTCAGTACGCTCAGTGCGGATTGTATCGCTTGCGAACTTCGTAATCTGACGAGCGCCTGCGGTATTAGTCAGGATTGTATTTACGGAACCGCCGCGCAGGTATACTTGCTCTGCCAGGTCGTTCAGCAGTTTCGGAGTGAGCTCGTTGCCTTCCGCGTTTTTCTTAGCTGCGCCTTTCTTGTCCGCAAAATACAAGAGTCCGCCGGTTGTGCGAGGCATGCCCGGAGCACCTTCGATACGACGTCCGTAGATCAGCCAGTCGTTTTGCTCACGCGCGATCTCTTTCAAACGCAGGCCGACTTGGTAGTCAAGTTCGTTCGACACGTTGTAGGTACGGACGTTTTGTTGCGTACCCGTAACGGCCGCGTAACGTTCAATGATCTGCGTGTAGTTGTAATCGACCAGACGGTCATGACCTTCGTCAACCCCCGGCATGGCGCCCTCAAGCTGCGGACGGGCGACGATGCGGATTTCTTCGCCGGCTGTGATCGCAGCGGCAATTGTTCCGTCGTAACCGCGAGTTACCGTAATGTCGTCACCATTAACGGCAGTTACGCGCATGTACTCTTCGCCGACTACTACGATTGCGTTGACACGGAATTTGAGCCCATCGCCAGTCGCTACCTTGATTGTTGTCGCGGCTGCATCGGCTGCGGCTGCTGCGGTTGCGCGGTTAGAATTGAGATGATCAGACATCCATTCGAATTTTGTTTGATACAGCGTGTCGCCGCCGCCGTTTAGTCCAATCAGACCGAGCAGCGTGGGCGCGTCGTTGATAATAAGGGAAATACCCTCTTCGAGTTGGCGGACTTGGTCCTGAAAATCATAAGAGTTCAACATTAATTAGTTCCTCCTTGAAATTAGGTAAAATAAAAAGGCCCGGATTTCCGGAGCCTTTGGCTTACTTCCTGAGTTTGTTTGAGATTTCGATTACCTTCGAAAGATTCTTCGCTTTCTTCGCTTCAATGAGCTGTTGTTCCAGCGTTTTCCGTTCGTCGTCGCCGGGATTACCGCCTGAACCTCCGCTCCCGCCGCTAGGACTTCCGATCGGCTTCGGTTGTGCGGCCGCTTTCTCAACGAGATAAGGTTTCGTTTCAACCAGCGCCTTCACTACGTCTGCAAGACCGATAACATTTCCGTCATCGTCTACGGTTACTTGGGACGTATCCGCAAGCCTATACGCGTCATCAATAGCGTCTGCTCGTACATTCATTTCGCGAGCAAGTGACCTAAATTCGGATTTAATCAAACTCTTGGCCGCAGTAAGCATGGCCTTATCGCGTTCGGCTTTCGCTTCTGCAGCGAGCCTCTCTGCTTCCTCTTTTTCAGCCTTCAAGCGTTCCGTTTCGGTCATCTCCGCTTTCTTGCGTTCTTCCTTTTCGGCATCCAGCGCATCTAGCTTCGCCTTGATTTCGTCATAGTCCGCAAACTTCTCGGCCTTCTTCCGTTCGCGTGCGATACGGTCCTGGACGATTTGGTCGAGCTCCTCTTGCGTGAATGTCTTCGGCGGCTGCGGATCAGCCTTCGGTTCTGGATTTGGCGTAGGCTCTGGATTCGGGTCGGCCTCTGCGAAAAGTTGTAAGTTCATCGGAAATTTAACGTTGTTCATACGTATACCTCCGGGTTTAAGCGCCCCGTGCGCATGGATTCCGTTGCAGTTTAACGTCTTAAACGTTCGGACCAGTATTATTCGGGATCTCTAATCGGGTTAATCACGTGGCGGCAGCGCGGGTGGAATATCTCACGGCGCGGCAAATCGCCATAATACGGGTAATCGCCGGGGGCGTCCGGCGTTAGCTTTACGATCCGCCCCTCCCAATTACGGCAAGCATCCGTTGCGCCATGCCGCGATATTTGACCGTACATAACACCGCGCTCAAGCGCTTCGTTAATCGTAGCCTGGCGCTGCGTCTCCGCCATTTTCGTTCGTACGAGCATATCAACGTAAACTTCCGCCTTCCACCGGCGGCCTGCGCTGTCAATAATTCCGGAGTCAGCCGCATCGCCAAGGGTCTTCCGCATACGGTCGAGTACATCACGCGAAATCGATACGCTGGAGTTCGTACCCCGCGATAGGTTCGCGCGTAATGCGTCCGCGAGAGCCTGGCGTATAGCAGCCTTTGTCTTGCGGTCCATGTTCGCGGTAACGGCAAGTACGTCCGCCTGCGTGTCGAGGATAGCGGCCGCCAGCATGTCGCTATTGGCCCGGTTAAGCTTCGCCTTTTCAGCCGCTTCAAGCAGCGTTCTGGCGACGCCGAGGTCAATGAGCGCCCGCTTAACGCCATCATGCGCAGACCGCGTCAGATTATCGTCGATCCACTCTTTCGCCTCCGCGTTAAGGTCGCGTATGGCTTCGGACGTCTCTTTCGCGGCCGTGTCCGCTGCTTTTCGACTGGCACCGCGTGTAAATAACCGGCTGACTGCATTGCTGATGGCCGAGCGAGCACGACGAAAAGCCCCGAGCAATTTAGACACGGGGCCATCGTAATTCGGGTCGTCCATCATACGACGATCTCCTCTTCGTTAAATATCGATGCGTCTACGGTACCGGCCATGCGCTGTTCGTCCTCGTCAATGCGGCGGATCATTTCCTCGGCGGCTGCGTCGTCAACACCGTCAAGGTTCTGGATTGCGTCGGACACGGACCATGTCGGCTTACCGCCCGTCCGGATGCTCGCTACTTCTGCCGCTTCTTTTTCATCGCGTGGTATGCCGTCGCGCCACGTAATGGTCGGATAGACCGGTTCGTAACGCTCGAAGCCCTCAACGGACTCGTTCGCGTAGTTTTCGAGCCTCATCGCCTTCCACAACGCGTTCCGAAGCGCGCGGTCAACGTGGGAGCGAATCCGCTTAACTTTCGTGAGGATCGGCATAAATCGCGCTTTAATCGCGCCGCCATCCGTGTGCGACGTGCCCGTTCCGCCTTTATCCGTCGTGAGCGTGGTGCCGAACAACCATTGCGGCGTTTCGGACATCTGGAATACGAGGCCGAGCAGATAATCGAGCTCCTTAAATGCGCCCTCAAGCTGCGAGTTCCAAACGAGATAGCCCGGCGTCGGATCGTCCTTTTCAAGCGGGATGTAACGGCCGCCTGAGCGTAAGGTACTGTCATCATCGCCAATGTCTGGACCATATGCGGTTGGGTCCGAGTGTTTCCACAAGATGTAATCAATCTGTACGAGGCGGTCGTTAATCGCTGCGAGGATACTTTCGAGCTTCTCAACGCCGGATTCACCACGCCAATCGTCGTCCGTTGTCTTATACGGAATGTGCTCGACGAGCATCTCGGCCATTCCCGTTGGGACTACGTCCTCATCGCGGCCGGTCGGCACTTGGTCGCCGATTGTATATGTCGGGATTGGCGCGTCCCAACTCGTATCAACGCCGTTTTCAATCAACTCGTAACGCTCGTAAATGATGTAGCCGGGCACGTGCCGCTCAACGTTCAAATGCGGCTTCTCTTTCGTCGGCACACCGCTCAAATACGCTATAAAAGGAGCGTTGGGTTCGATTACCCACTCGACCCACGCGATGTTGATCGCTTTGAACTTCTTTTTCGACCCGCGCGAGAGCTCCGGAAACACAATCGAGGCGTCCAGCGGTTCGATAATCGGCTCAAGCGGCGTTGGTGGCGGCGTAAGGCCGAGCTGTTTCGTCTCGCTGACGTCCGCCCGCGTCCCGTAATACGTTTTGATAAACGAGTCGCCTCGGTAGCCGGCCCCGATTACCGTTTCGTGGACCATCTGCGTCAAATCGTTTTCCTCGACGATCGAATTAAGACGTTGCTGCACGCGTGAGTCCGGTTCCTGGCCGCTGTCGTACGTCGGCGGTTCGCCCACCATCAAATCGGCAGGCTTCGTTAACAGTACGTCCATAATATTGACCGCGATAAATAGCGTTTTGAGCTGCGGCGCGAACGGCGTATCCTTCAATAGCGCGGAGGCCCGGTCGTATATCTCAACGTGGCGACCCCGGTAGATTTTGCGACCGCGTTTATATTTCGCCAGTCGCGGGATTTCCCACGGAGGCGGATACGCTGCACCCTTGTAAAATAGCTTCGTTTCGTCAATATCGTAAAATTCCAAGTGTTACCGCCCTCCTTTCCGTTACATCCATTTCGGTTTATTGCGTAGCTTCTTGCGTCCCGATTTCGCAATGCTTACGGCCATCTCTAGGGCGTCCGGCAAGTCGTCGTGGCTTCCGGTTCCGTACATCTCGAATTGTTCGAGAAGTAGCGAATGTTTCCGTGAAAATTGAATAGCGCCACTCTCGATGTCCGGGAGTAGCGCCTCTATGCGTAGGTCTTTACGTGACCGTTGGTGTATTTCTTTAACTCGCGTCTGAGCGGGATAGCCCGCTGCCCTTAGCGCTTCCTTAAGTTTCATAACGAAAAACTCCTGCGCTGCCTGCGCTTCTGCCGCGATTGCGGTCGGTTGATAACGCAAGGCCCGGTCAACTATCGCACGCAAAAAAGCGTCCGGCTTAATTCGTTCGCCGAACGCATCAATTACGTATTTAGTTCCCGTTTCCTTATGGCGCGCGATTGTAACAATGGCGGAATAGTCGCCGCGCTGCTTACCCATCGCGAAATCGACGCCCATGTAAATGTCGTATTGCGTACTCATGTTGGGGTAGCGGCCGAAAAGCTCCTGCCATTTACTGTCCCAGTACGTGAACGTCTCCGGATTGAAGATCATTGATTCCTCGTCGATCGGATTGTTCATGTATTCCGTATTAAACGCCTTGGACCCGTTATCCCATTTCCACGTCATCAACTTCCATATCGGCTGCGCTTCCGGCCACAATACGACGCAGCCCCGGTCCATCTCTTCGCGATTCATTTCGTACAAGGCCCGCGCTTCCTTAACGCGTTCCTCTTTCGACCGGTCCGGGTCTTTATAAACGAGCCGGCACGCTTCCCACAAGTCCATGCGCTCGGGCCATTCGATAACAGCGCGGTAGACTCGCGACTTGAAATCCGACCGGTTGTATAAAACGTCAACGAGGAGCGCTTCGTGATGGACCGTCGTGCCCATGTAAATAAACGCCGTCTTCTTGCCGCGTGGATCTCCGAGTGGTACGACTGTTTGCGAGAACCAGTCCTTGAGTTTGCGCCGAAGTTCCGGCGTAGCTGCGTTCGACTTGATGTCTTCGAGGTCGTCGCAGATAATCAAGTCCGGCCGCACACCGTTCCAGTTCCGTCCCCGCAGCGCTTGGCCCGTTGATGCCGCTTCTACTTTCGTAAGCAGCTTTTTCGTACCGTCATCGCGCGGTTCCCATGCGATAAACTCGGACGAGTTATCCTTCGGGTTCTCTTGTTGCTTCGGACTGAGCAACGGACCAAAATCCGCGCGAAGCTTTGCGTTACTCCGTAGTTGCATCGCGATCCAATCGAGGTTGGCGGAGCTGACTGCCGGCGTCTCCGATATGATGATTTCGTACTTACGTTTGCGGTAGCAGATTTCGCGGATTGGAAACGCCTTGGATAAATACGTTGATTTCGCGTGAGATCGGGGTGCCGCCTCCGCTACCTTATCGTTGGTATGTACGTTGCTCACGTCGTCCATTAGCGCGCAAATTTCACGGTGAAACTCCGGCGCTTCGTCGTAACATGTGATATCGAATCCGTCCCAGTTTCCGTCATTGCCGGGATTGCGCGCTTCCGAGAAATATTCCAGCGCAAACTCGATCAGATTTGTCTCCGCTCGATGAATACGCTCCAGCCGTTCGTATTCCGTTAACTGCGCGTCGAGCTCGCGCTGGTCATCGTCGGAAAGAGCGGCGATATCTACGCCTTCGAGTGCGTCGATAAGCGTTGCAATTTCGTTGATTTTAGCCGCGCGTTCTTCCCGGCCGAGCCATTTACCGCTAACCCATGCGATAGATATCGCCTCCCTTCGTTAGTTTGACAGTTTGAGCAATAGCTCCTTAAGTCGTTGCTCAGCGACTTCGATCGCTTGCTCAGGTGTATCGGCGTGGCCGGAAGCAGATACAAATTCCGCGTCCCACGGAGTCTTTGCTGTACTCACGCCAGCGACGTACTTTCCGAGATTTTTGCTATACCTTACCGTAACCATCGCCGTACCTCCGTTAAAATGACGTTAAATTACCGTGAAATTAGCCCGTTTCATACCGTCCGAGTAGTCTCGGTAGGGTCGGCGTGTTAAGGCGCTAATTTTACGTGATTTTTACGGGAACAATACGCAACTCACAGCGAAAGGTGGCCCGCAGACATTCCCGCACCCACTTATCGTTATCGTCAAGCGCTATGAGCGAGAGCAAAACGTTGGGGCGCATGCCGTAATGATTAAGTCCGCAAAATGCGTAACCATAGTGGTACGCCTGTATTCGAAAATCAACCGTCGGCGGCGGAAAGACTGCGTTAAGTACGTCGGCTTCTTCGCGTGTTTGGGTGATGACTACGATAAACTTGCGCTCAGTCATTCGTTAACACCTCCGCTTTAGCTCGATAAAGTCCAAACGTTATTTTTGATACGTCGATATTTCGGGCACCTGATCCGGCGGCGCGCGCTAGGGGCCTTGGGGGGTCACGGAATTTTGCGAACATTTATTTGCGAACGTAAATTCGCTTTAATTTTCCGTAAATTAGGCGCTTGTTAATACGTTGTGACTGCTTACCCTATCGGACGTATCGCGGGTTTATGCACGGAATATACACGGACATGTTCACAAAATACGCGTTATGTGAATAAGCCTGCGCCGAGAACCCGCACTGCTACGCGGTTCATGACCGTATGCATAAACGCGCCTTATACAACGCATATACATTTCCAGTTAATAACGCGTAGAACCCGCGCTGCTGTGCGGATTGTACCCGTTACGTACTGGAAGAATATGCGCCTATTTCCCACGCCAGCCCCTTCGTTTATACAACGTTTATACAACGAATACGCGTTCGTATATGGCGTATTAATTTATCGCGGGCCAGGCGCGGTACTTGACGTTGAAAATTTCGGAGGGGCTGCGCGGCAGAAGGGCGCTGTAGGTTATTTCGCCCTAAGTCGGAACCCGTCGGAATCCCCTGCGCAAGCCCCTTCATTATATGGCGCAATTTACTCCGTACCCGACTCGTCCGACTTCGAACGCTTCATCGCCTCGATACGCTCCTTCAACGCAGTTATATCCGTGCCGTCCGCATTCTTCGTTTCCACTTCGACTTTATCCGTGAGTAGCCCGTTAATCTGCAGCGCTAGTTTCGCCATAGCCGCATTACCATCCCGGATAGCAATATCCGCTAACGATTCGATTAACTCCGGTAGCTTATCCTGGCTATTGCGTACCATTTGGCGCTTTAGCTCCGCTTCAAATACCGGATTCTTTTTCCACTCGAACAACGTTGACCGATGTACGCCGACGATTTGCGCAATCTCATCGTAAGTCTTACCGCCTCGTTTCGGCTGCGCCATCCAAGCGATCGCATCGTACTGTTCTTGCGTTAATTGTTTCGCCATACCTACGCCCTCCTTTCCGTATATAAAAACGCCTCCTATACGCTCAAGCACGGCGTACAAAAGGTGCGTATTAATCTCCGTTTACCATTACGATCGTAGGCCCGTTTATAGCGCCTTCTCGCTCGCCTTCTGGCGTTACAATTACGTAATATAACGAGTCTTCAACGCCTAGCCTTACGATTTCATATACGCCATCCCTACGCGCTAATTCAACGTGTAAATCCTTCGTAGATACTGCGCTTAAATCTGCGCTGTTCATTTACGCGATCAACTCCGTTTTATAAGGGTTTGCCTACATGAGATACTTCTTTGAGTTTGCTTCATGTGGTACATAAGAGTTCAAGAGAAGTAACTATGCGCGGCCTCCGGCCTTGCCCGTCGCCTATCGGCTCCGGAATATATCTGAGAGCTCAAAATGACTTATATAATCAATTCTGAACGCGGTAACACAAGGACCGTCAGGTCCGCAGTGTCAGGCGCAAGCCTGAGAAGATTAAGATATAATTTTGCGCTTAAAAACGCCGAAAGCCACGCCGCTCTAAGGCGGAACGGCATATTTGCGTGTACGAATAACGTTACCTTTTTTCGCGATTTGTACGAATAACGTTACCTTTTTCGTTTGTAGTTTACGTTAAACATCGCAAGCAGCGTATCATCCGGCGCCGTATCCTTCCGATAGAACACGTTCGGATTGAATACGTACCGAGTCGGCTCGGCCCCGATTTTGAGCCGCGCGACAACGTACTCATCCCCGAATTTCATGCGCGAGAGGCGTCCTGAAAGCGTCTTTTCATGCACGCCGATCGCAAACGCAAGTTCCTTCCCGCTGAACCACCGTATTTTAAGCGGATCTCGTTCGGTAGGGTTCGCGCATAACGCATTCGTTCCGTAATGTACAAACGGAAGCATCCGATACATTAAGCCGAGGTCTGACGCATTAACTTCCCGGTAAACCTCGCGTACTTTCGCCGTGTACGAACGTATAACCGCCTGATTATTCGTAGCGCCCCGGAAATGATAGCGCGGATTAACGCTGTAGCTGCCGTCCTCATTTTGCGTTATGATGGCGTGATCCTGGCACGCGTTTAGGAAATCGTAGAACGTTTGGCGCTTACGTTTGAGCTGCAGCGCGTCCATCATATCTGCGGTCGACATCGGGCTTTTGCGGCCTTTTAGCAGCCGCCCATCCGTATAATCGACGTAACACTGCAGAACGAGCAAATAGCCGCATTGCGCCGTTGTCAAAACGCTAATAACTTCGTGGATCGCGTCCATTGCGGTAAAGGTAAAATCGCTCTGGCGTCCCTTGAAGCCTGCGCGTTCGTGCTGCGCATGATATTGCGCTAGGCTAACGACTTTATGCGTCTCAGCCGGTGCATAAACGAGAGCCTCGCCCGTTTCCGGATCGAATGCGGTGCCCGTGCCGGTAAATGCGATGTGTTCAGCGGTTTGAATGGTTATCGTCTCCTTATCGTTAGAAATAACGTAAGGGCGTGCGGAGTGTACCCGCATCATTCGTTCCCCGTGAGGACGTTCTACTTCCTCATTGTATATAGTCATGAAATCACGAAAAATATACGGTCGAAACGGTAAATAACGCAAAAAAGACGCAGGAATCTGCGCCAATTTGTCGAAGTACATACGTTATGAAAACGTTAATTTCCGATATTGAATTATTCGCGGCTATGTTATTTCAAGTCCGCGTTACAGTTTGCGCTAAAGACAGCGCAGGACACACAATTATCGTCGATTACGGCGGCCCGATCGAAAGGTATACGGACATTTCCGTTAGAATAGGCGGGGAAAATTACACGAGGTCTGCACATGAGTTTCGGGCGGAAACGAGGTATTGAATTTATCGTCAAATAGGAGCTAATACGATGGAGTACATTAACCACATCACACTCAACACAGGGCACATACGCCGAAGCTACGCTAACGAAATAGATAAAGGCATATACTTCATATTACGCAGGCTGCTTAAGGACTCGCTGCAGCCGGGTGGGACGAAAATGTCAGAGTCGTATATATTAAAGACCACTCAGACCCCAACGGCTACTATAGCAACCATATTTGATATTGAAAACGTGCCAATGCTTACGACAATGTGCTCCACATCAACCGACAGAGATATTTGGGAAGCACTGCACGATACTTCTACGTCACCACTAGCCACCGATCGTTCCAAGCTACCGCAAGTACCATACATCGCGGATCGATTGGAAGTCGGCGCTACGCTGCATTTAGACGCATTGAGGTGGACAGGAGATTTTTCACAGTGTTTTGGCTGGATGTGCTTATCCCCAGGTAGTATAAAGCCCTAAATAAATGAGCCGGGTTATTCCCGGCTCTTAAATAGATACCACTTATTATTGAGTATGTCTTCTGCTGTATCGTTTGAATCCCCGAGATAGTCGTAGAATCCTAAGATACCTTGGACAGCCTCCTCGATAGAATCGTATGATTCCCTCTCTCGTTCCCCTCCCTCATAGCTGAGATAGGTTCGAGAACCATCAGATTTGCGGCACTCGATAATCTCGTAATTGCGCACCCAGATGCGGCGCTTTAAATCGCCGTTAAATGAGGTGACGATATGTTCAACGTCAATCCCCTGTGCCCCCAGCTCTGCGGCGATGTTGTCAGCGGTGGCGATTCTTCGGGCCATGTCCTGACGACGGCTGTCCTCAGTCTCGTCGAACAGGCTAAATTCTTCGGGATTCGCAAGATCACCTCGGATGATCCGGGCTCTTTCTTCATTCTCCATGCTGCGAATATTTTCCCATATTCTCATTTGCTCATAAATCTCTTTATTCATTTTATCCTCCTTTTACGCAGCCTCCCGAATCGGTGAGGTCTTACGCGTCATTGTTCAAATCGTATCTTGGTACGCTTGGTTCATCGCTTTCAACGCCGCCAACTTCTCGCCGTCCGGTCGTCCGCCCCGCGTCAGTATGTCGTTAACGAGTTCCGCGAATATAAACGCAGCGGCTTCGCGTGGCAAACTCGTTGTTATGCGCTTAAATACGCGCTGGTAGTACACGTAATCGTCCCACTCGCTCATAACAACGCCCGCAGCTCCGTCCAGCGGCCGCCCGCTGTTCGTACGTATAAACGGCCGTTAATCGTTCGACCTACGCAAAGACCGGTTAGATTGCGTTTAGGCTTCGCCATGGCCGCCCTCCCGAATAATACGTAGCACTTTCTCAATAATGCCCTGCGATTCATAATCTCTTATACAGTCAAAATCCTCGTATTTCTTCATCGCCTCTTCTTCTGAGCCTGCTTCAACCTCCATTGTGTGTTCACACTCTTTGTAGTAAACGATTTTATAAATAGCCATTCCGCCCATCCTCCCGAAAATATTCATTTATCGTAATTATACGTAATTCCAAAGAAACTTTCGTCCGTTTATTTACGACACGCTCCCGCGCCTCACCGGTTATGGCCGTCGGTTTCGCTGGCCGCGAGAAACACCGATCGCCAGCGCGGAAGTACGTATACTCATTTCTGACGTAATCCTTGACGCAGACCAGTCCGCGATAGGTTCCGTTCCATCCGGGCTCGATTTTACCCGAGCCCTTGCAATCGTAGCAGACGTAACCTTTATAGCGTCCTGACCCGCCGCAGCGTGCGCAATCCTCGTTCATTTACGCATGTTTCGCAGCGTCTGGATAAGCGCCATGACCGATAGGATTAACGCTGCGATTCCGATTATTGTAGTTGCGATTTCCATGCGAATTCCTCCTTTTAAGCCCGTGGACTGTTATATAGTTCAATGCACCGGGAGCAGTTCGCTTCTTTTGTCGTTTTAAACCATTCGCTTTCAGGTTCGCAAACATGAAAGTGTTTACCTTTGGCGCCGCACAGCGGACCGCCGTCACGCGCTATATGCTTCTTGTTAGCCTTGTAACTGACAGACCGTTTCGGTCCGGGATACCATCCGATAGCGCCGTATTTACCAGCCATATATCCCGCCCCCTTTTTAAGCCCTTGGACTGTTTTCCTGTATGCAAGTATGTTCCTTGAACATCGGTTTCAGTATCTTGGTGTCATGAACCCCAAACGATTTCCCGCATTCCTCACAAAATGCGTCCTGATAATCACCCAACGAGTCCTTCCAAGGCAATTGGAAGGTTCGGGTAATACCGTCATTGCATTTTAATTTCATTTCGCACCCTCCCGCGTAAGGCCACCGCCATCTTATATTGGAAATCCGATTGCCATTTATGATAAGATTGGGTGGAGAGGTCGGTTGCGTCGACCCCTCCGGAGGAACTATTTACGTTTGCGTGGTTTGCGGCGTTTAGTTCCTTTTTTCGATTCTAGGACTGCTTTGCGATAAAGCAGCCAAGCTGTGAGTGTTTGTAGTACCACAGTCGCAAGTCCTGCCCAATCTTTCATTCTTTGTTCACCTCCTTACACTTTAAATTATACACTAGTGAATATTGTTTAGTCAATAGTTTGACCAAAACTTTTTTCTGTGTATAATTAATTTATCGGAGGTGTTTCGTATGTTAAAAGTAACGCCGCGCCTCGAAGAACTGCGCAAAGCTGCCGGTCTCACTCAGACTCAGCTCGCGGAGAAAGCCGGAGTCCCACAAGCGGCCGTATCCCGCTTTGATCGCTCATCCCAAGGTTCGTACGCTAACATCATCGCGATCGCACGCGCGCTAAACGTTTCTGTAGAAGAACTATTCGATATCGAGGAGGAAGCGTAATGTTAACGAAATGGGGAAACGAGTGGAAGAGCGCAAGCAAGCAAGAACGCGCTGGCATCGTTTTTAGAGGCTTCATCGCTGCCTACATGTGCGTGTGCGTCGTACTGATCGTACTCGGCGTCGAATAAACAGCGAAAGCGCCCCGGAATGGAGGCGCTCTTTTTACGTTAAGCTGCAGACCGCAGCGTCTCCCACACGCCATCCTCGCGCACAATCTCCGTTTCATTTACCGCGCTCATCTCGTCTTTCCAGCGCTGGCCTATTCCGATGCAGGCTACGAAGTCAGGCGCTAATTCGCCGCCGTTTTCGCGTAGATTGTACGTGACTAGCGGTCCTGGAGCGGTGTCTTTGCGATACTGCGCAGCACGTAGTTTGTTGCGAATCCTGGCGTTTTCGTCAACATAGATGAGTTCGCCAATCGTACGTTTGCGACGGTTAGGGTATCGGTAATCCCTCCCGTCTGCGCCGACATGCTCCGCTTCCGATATCGAGGTTTCCCCACCCATATTTGAACCTTCGCCACGACCGCCGTATTTTCTCCTATCCATTTGAAGGTCGCTTAGGATTGGATACTCATTGTGCTTTATCTTATGGGAGTCAGGGTTCATAACGTCGTCGTACAGTATAAGCGCACTCAAGCAGTCTAGTTGTGCAGGTTCTGGGCGAATCCCGGTTGTCTGGATGTAGGATTCAGTTATTTGTGAAACCTTTGCCATTCTCTGCTTGTATGTTGTTTTTGACTTTCCTACTAAGTACCTTAAAAGAGTTGCATACTCCTCAAATTGCTTTCTGTGTTGATTCGTAAACACTGTCACAATCGACACAAGTCTGCACCCCTTCCTTATAGTCGGCCAATGCCTGATCGTATGCCTCGTCCGCTTCCTTGCGACTTAGTGTTACAAACTCTAATTCGTAGCCTCCCCAAACGTAGTACATTTTTCTTCTCCTTGCATAGTCGTTAAGTTGAACTAATTCAATCTCGTCATGTTTCCTAAGAGTAACCAGGTCGTACCCTTCTTTTGGGTATTCATAATAGACAGGTTGTTTTTCTCT